CCTTGGGAAAAGAAAAAAGCAGAAAAAGAAGGTATGACCTTTATGAAACCTGGCCCTGAAAAGGATAAATTTCATAAAGATGCTAAAGCAAAAGCGTCTGCTAAAATAAAAGATATGATAAAGAAGGGTGAAATTAATTTTAAAAGTCAAAAAGAAGGTAAAGCATACGGTCCAACAGGTATAGCTTATTCAACTGATGGCGTTCAAATTATGAAAAAGAAAAGCTTAAAAAAAGGTGATCCAAAAATAGATGCAATTCAAACTGTACAAAAAAGAAAAGATAAAGCTTGGAAAGATTTAGCTAAAAAAGAAGATAACGATCCTTGTTGGAAAGATTATAAAATGATAGGTATGAAAAAGAAAAATGGTAAAACAGTACCAAATTGTGTACCAAAGGAAGCAAACATGAGTGATTTATCATATGATGCTGATATTCATTCTAATGGTTCTATGAAAGTTAAAAAGATGGGTAAGGATATTCATCTTCACGGAAAAAGTTATCATTCTTCTGACGATCATGCTAAAGTTGCTAAAAAGATGGGCATGAAAATATCTAGTCATGGTAAAACAATGGGTGGTACACGATCAACTCTTACAAAAGAATCTGTAGAGATTGATGAATCTACTAATTGGAAAGGTGGATCAAAATTTGTTAGTCTAACTAGATATGCTGCAAAGAATGGTTTTGGTCTTCAAATAACTCAAACCAAACCTATGCTAGGTGATAAAGTACGCCTTAAAGATGCATATGTTAATATGCCTTTAAAAGATATTCCAAAGTTAATTAAAGCTTTACAAACCGTTTTAAAAGCAGATCCAAGAGCGCAATTAGGGGATGATGACTAATGCCATTAGATAAAAAAGCAACCATAGGAACTTGGATAAAAGATTTTAAAAAATCTGATGCTCCACAGTTTAAAGGTAAGAACGAAAAAGATCGTAGAGATATGGCTATTGCTGCTTATCTAAATAAAGAAGATACTAATAAAAATTTTAATGCAGCTGAGAAAAAAGAACGTGATATTGATAAATTGAAATCTAGAATTAGAGATCATCAAGCTCGACACGATCATGCGCATGCAGCAGCAAAAGAAGCACCTAATGAGGGTCAAAGAAAAAGGCATAACGATAAAAAAGCTACTGCTGCAAATCATATGTCTGCTTTAAGAGATAAAATTAATCAAATACAAAATGAATCTACTTTAAATGAAGATATGAATTTTAGAGTTGAAGTGGAAGGATTACCTGCAATGTTTATGTATGGATCTGGTCCAGCTCAAATTAAAACTCAACTTCGTAAAATTGTAAAACAACCTTCAATGATTACATCTGTTAAGAGAGTAACTGATGCTGAAGTTAAAAGATCATTTAGATTAAAAGCACAAGGTAGAGATGACGATAGTGATGGAGAGATAGATAGTAGACAAGAAGAAGGCACTATGGGTAATGCACCTGAATGGGGTACTAATCTTTCTACTATTAGAGCAAAACAAAAAACCCCCGGTCAATAGGAAACAAATATGGCTGATTCAAAAGAAAGTACTTGGCAAGATAGATTAGGAAGAATCGAAAGTAAAGTTGACCAATTGACAGAAGCTATGGTCTCGTTAGCCCGGGCAGAAGAAAAGATTACGAGTATGCAAAGTAACCACGATAAGCAATATGATAGAATTAATAAATTATCTGTTAAGATAGACGAAATAGAAAGAATAGTTCTAGAAAATCATAGGACTGTTTGTTTTATACAAAAACTATTTTGGGTTGTTGTCGCAACAGCAGCCGCAGCAATAGCAACCCATATTTGGATGTAGGAGGAAATCATGCCAAAGAATGAAGAATTACGGGGTGCTCAACATAAGCTTGATCATAATAAAGATGGCAAGATTTCGAGCACTGACTTTAAAGGCCTTAGAAAAAAAGGAAAAAAGGACAAACAGGAAACCGGAACTGTTAATCCTAAATTAGAAACCGGAAAATCGAAAGGAAACGAAATGGAACAAAAAGAATCCACTATTCGTTCACGGTTGATGTCTATCTGGGAAAAAGCTGGAGATAAGCATAGTCCTAATAAGGATAAAGCTGAAAAGCCTGAAGATGCTATAAAAGGCAAAGGCGCTAAAGATATGATGGATCAACCTACGGATAAACTAGATCCATTGGTTAAAGCAGTAGCTGATCAAATGAAAGCTGCTGGAAAAGGACCAAATGGTAAAGCTAGACCCAATGATTCAAAAATTGGTGATAAGAAAATTATCCCATCAGCAACTCCAGTAAAAGAAGATTCTAAGCTTGGCGGTATTATGGATGCGTATAAGAGTATGAGTATACCTGAAGACGTTTCTTATCATAACAAAATGGCTCATGCGCATGGTGAGCACAGCAGTGCACATGAATCAGAAGTCTCTAATGGCGGTCATGACGATCACGATTATGCTGGTACAGATCATGCTGAAGCAGAAACTAGCCATAAAGCAGCTGCAGCTGCTTGTAAAAAGCATGGTCCTAGTTCAGAACAATATAAATCTGCTGCTGCTACGGCGGCTAAGCATAGTAAAACAGCACATAATAGTAGTTCAGATGCTGGTGAATTTAAAGAAACATCTCCATCTGGAGCTAAGTTTCCAAAGAAAACTTAATAGGAGTATATAATGGGTATATCACCACCTAATCATCAAAAGGATGCAGTGCCAACACCTCAAGGTTGGAGACATCCTCGAACAAATGAATTGTTAGTCTCTAGAACAATATCACAAACTGACATTGACATATATTTAGGCATAATGCCGGCACCACCTGCAGAAGTAACAATGCCTCGAGCTAGTAAGCCAGTTACACCAATTCCAACTCCAAGTGAAACTATGCAAGCAGAACTTGAACCAGTGCATGGAACATTATCTGATAATGCTCATGAAGAAGATCCAGACTGGCATAGTGGATGTGATCATGATGATATGTCTAAAGCAGAACTTGAAGCTAAAGGAAGAGAGCACGGTATTGAACTTGACCGTAGGAAATCTCATGAAGATTTAGTTGAAGAGCTTGAAGATCATATTGAAAATGATTATCAACCTGATTTGGAAAGTATGACTAAGCGCGAACTAGAAGCTTTAGGTCGTAAACATGGTATTGAACTTGATAGGAGACAAAATAAAAAGAGTTTGATTAAAGACTTACAAGAAGTTCTCTAAGTTTTAATATATATTGTTATGATAATATTGAATGAATTAACAGAAGAGAATCTATTTCTGTATGCAGCTAAACATTATAGGAATCCTCAATTTTCAGATATTGATGAATTCTATGAGGACCTAAAAAGGTTTAAATATATTAAGAGATTAGTGAATAGATTTCTAGAAACTAATAAACTTGCAGAAAGACTTATATTAAACCATTTAATAGTTGTATTTAATTCATTTGGACATGAAGCAGCATTAGAAATATTGAAGTTAAAAATGAATGAGAAACATTGGCCTATAATAAAACCATTTTTGATATTCTTAAAATATATTCGAAATGATCAATTAATTGGTATAGTTCAAAATAAAGAAGTAGTTGAGGCCTTAAGGAAGATTTAATGGGTATAGTAAAAGCAGCAGCCGATTTAACCTATGCATTTAGATTCGTAAGAATGCTTGTTATGAAATGGGAAAATTGGGATGCTTATAAAGAAGGACTAATCGATAAAGAAGGTAAACGTATAAAAGGTGTTGATATTAATACTGATGAACGTAAGAATGCCTATACGCCATTTATTAGATTATGCGCCAATATTAAAAGACTCCTTAGTAAAATTCCAGGCGGTGGTACAAAGTTAGGTAGCTTTGCTGCAGCTCTTTTTCTTCTTAAAGAAAATTTTAATGTAGCTGATAAAAAGTTAGAAAAAATATTAAAAGAATATGATATTGATCCAACTGACTTTCTTAAAGAAAATACTGAATGGTTTATTTTAGAAGATAAACAATTAACACCTGGAGTTTATAGAACTACTAATTATAAAATGTTAAATAGGTCGTTTGAAGAATTTGTAAGACCTAAAGATAGAATTCGAGTTGAGCCAGATACATATCCTTCTGGCACTGTTTTTGGCATAGATATATATGAAGCAGTTCATATTAATACAAATCAAAAAATCTACGTTTCAGCTAGTGAGATTGTCAAATGAAAACATTAAAAGAATTTTGGCCAGTACTTCCAGTTGTTGGAGCAGCAGCATTAAGAGCAGCTCCTCATATTGCAAAGGCTATAACAAGAGCGGGGCCGTCAACTTTAGCAACTGCACCTGTTACAGGTTCACAAGCAGCAAAATCTGCTTGGAATAAAGCAAAGACTGCTTATAAAAATCGAAAGGTAATGGGAGTTAAGGCTCCTAAAAAAGTTAAAGAAGATGTCCCTACTATGAATACTGGTGCAATACCAGACCCTAAATCTACCGCAATGGGCCCATCACAATTATTTAAACCCAGAACGGTTACCGATAAAAGGTATAAGAGTAGAGCGGTAATGCTTAAACGGTTCAGAGAATATATACAGGATAAACATGCGAAGTCTTAGAGAAAAATACAATTTAACACATAATATGGCCGGTTTAATAATGGCCATTGTAGGAACAGCTTGGTGGTTAGTTCCAATGATAATGATGCAATTAGATGGCCACCATCATCATGGACATCAAATGGAACCAATAACACATGGTCCGACGTTTTTAGCATTTAGCGAAATGACTTGGATGTGGTATGTAATGGCAATTACTCATTTCTTTATTAATGATAGTATATGCCCACAAAAATGTTGTAATTCAGAAGATGATTAAGGTTTATATTACTCTTATAATATTAGCATTTATGAGCTCCGCCGCTTACGGAGCTTATTACTATTATAATGATACTCAAGAAAGAATAGCAACTCTCCATAAAAATAACGCTAAATTGGAAACGGCAGTTGAATCAAAAGATAATGTTATTAATGAGATGCAAAAAGTTCAAAGTGAACTTAAAGAAGTGAATAATCAATTAGCATTAGATTTGCAAAGTGCTTCAGATTATACAGATGAATTAAGAAATAAATTACAAAAACACAATTTAACACTTTTAAGTTTGAAAAAAAGTGGATTGATTGAGAAGAGAGTTAATGATGCTACGAAAGATATTCTTAACGAGCTTGAGTCTATTACTTCTAAGTAGTTGCTCCTCAGTTCCAGAAAAAGAAATTGTTACGGTTGAAACTTTTATTAAACCGGATATACCAATTGTTGAAAGACCTAAAGCATTAAATCTTTCAACCCCGTATTTTCATGTTGTAACTGCTGAAAATTTAGAAGTATTTCTAGAAGAGTTTAAAAAGAAGAATGGTTCTGAATTAGTTTTTTACGCAATGTCAGTACGAGATTACGAAAAGATCTCGCTAAATTTAGCAGATTTAAGAAGATATATACAGCAGCAAGAAGCAGTAATTGTCTATTATGAAACCACTATTGAAAGGATAGAAAATGGAGAAACAGACAACTCAACAAATAATAACTGAAGGTTTAATTAAACATTATGAAGGTGTAATTGCTTTAGCTAAAGGAAATATTCAAATTTATTTAAATAATAGCGTTGGTATTGGAGAACATATCGATATATTAGAAGCAGTAGATAAAGACTTAGAAAAGATCGCTTCAGCGCAAGATAAAATTGAAATGATACAAAAATATTTTGTAAATTAACGGTTTACAAAAACAAAAAAATAATATATAATAGTAATATTATAATCTAACAGTACGGAGTATGTTGATGGCAATAGCTAATGTCGACACGAGAAAATTTTTGTCGGAAACTAAATTTTATGAAGGATATTCGAGGTATATTGATGAACAACATAGGTATGAAACATGGGATGAAGCGGTGGATCGTGTCATTAACATGCATTCAAATTATTATAATGAAAAGGCTAATAGCCTTGCTCCCTTTTTAGAAGAAGCTAGACAGGCATACAAAGAACAAAGAGTCTTAGCGGCTCAAAGATCTCTCCAATTTGGAGGAGAACAATTATTAAAACACCAAATGAGAATGTACAATTGTACATCATCCTATGCAGATAGGCCAGAATTCTTTGGTGAAGTATTTTATATATTATTATGTGGTGCTGGTGCAGGATTTTCTGTACAGAAACACCATGTTAAAAAGCTACCAAAAATACAAGCTCGTAATAAACAAGCTAAAGGTTATATAGTAGAAGACTCAATCGAAGGTTGGGCTTCTGCATTAGATATACTAATGTCTTCATATTTTGTTGGCAATAGTAAATTTCCAGATTATGAAGGTCGAAGAGTGTTTTTCGACCTTTCTCAAATAAGACCAAAAGGAGCTAAAATATCCGGAGGATTTAAAGCACCTGGTCCAGAAGGTTTGCGTCGATCACTCGACAAAATCGAACACTTACTTCAAGGTATTGTACTTGATCAAAAAGAACCCATAAATTTAAAACCAATTAACGTATATGACATAGGTATGCACGCAGCTGATGCAGTGTTATCGGGTGGTGTACGTCGTTCAGCAACTATATGTCTTTTTTCGCCTGATGATGAAGAAATGATGAACGCTAAAACAGGTAATTGGTTTATTGATAATCCACAAAGAGGCAGATCTAATAACTCTGCTGTGATTGTCAGAAAAGAAACCAAACCAGAAGAATTCGCTAAGTTAATGAAAAGCGTAAAAGAGTTTGGTGAACCGGGTTTTGTTTTCGTTGAATCAAAAGAACATACAACTAATCCTTGTGTGGAGATAGGAATGTTTCCACAAATAAAAGGAAAGTCAGGTTGGCAAGGTTGTAATCTTACTGAAATCAATGGAGGCATGTGCAATACCGAGGAAGACTTATATAAGGCATGCCGCGCAGCGTCTATCCTCGGTACTCTCCAAGCAGGGTACACCGAGTTTAAATTTCTCTCAGAGACATCTAAAAAGATCTTTGATCGAGAGGCCCTGCTTGGAGTATCTATAACCGGATGGATGAATAATCCTGAAATACTTTTCAATGAAAAAATATTAGCAAAAGGAGCAGAAATTGTTAAAAAGGTTAACAAAGAAGTCGCTGCGATATTGGGTATCAATCCTGCTGCTCGTACTACGTGCGTCAAACCCTCGGGTAATGCATCTGTTCTTCTCCAAACGGCATCAGGTATACATGCTGAGCACTCCCCCATGTATATCAGAAACGTTCAAATGAATAAAGAGTCTGAGATTACTCAGGCTATTGTAAAATCAAATCCATATATGGTTGAAGAAAGTGTATGGTCATCTGGTGGAACTGATGTTGTAGTGTCGTTTCCAATTATTCCTCATAAGGGTTCTTATTTTAAAGATAGTTTACTTGGTGTAGACCATCTTAAATTAGTTCAAAAAGCTCAAAGGGGTTGGGTTATGGCTGGTACAAATCCAGAATTATGTGCTGATAAAGGAATACTACATAATGTTTCTAATACTATTATTGTTGATGATTGGGATGAAGTAGAAAAATTTGTATTTGAGAATAGAGATTCATTTGCTGGTATATCATTCCTTCCAATGACTGGCGATAAAGATTATAATCAAGCACCAAATACTGCGGTTATAACTGCAAAAGAAATGGTAAAGAAATATGATACTGCAGCAATATTCGCAAGTGGAATGGTAGTAGATGCTTTAAAAGTTTTCAGAAATTTATGGGATGCATGTTCTACAGCCCAAGGAATGGGTGAAAATCTAAACCTTGATGATTCAGAAAGTAATTTTAAACGTGATTGGGTACGAAGGTTTGAAGCTTTTGCAGATAACTATTGTAAAGGTGATAAGAAGATAGCAGAACATTGTTTAAAAGATTCATACTTATTACATAAATGGAACAAAATACAAACTAACTTAAATGAAATTGATTGGAAGTCCGATGTTACCGAAAAGACATATGTAGATGTTGATACTCTCGCATCGGCTGCATGTGTCGGGGGTGCATGCGAGATCGATTTTTAATGAATGATTATATAGTAGAATGCGAAGAGTGTGAAGAAACTTCTTATGTAGCAGCATATGAAAAACCAGAATTTTGCCCAATGTGTGGTAGGAGAGCTGAAGTTGAAAAAAGAGAAATGGACGTTGAGATTGAATAATATATATCTCTATGTGGTTATATAATGGAAAAGAATTCACGGAAACTTACACTGACTTTGCCGGGTTTGTCTACCTCATTACAGACAACATTACGGGACGCAAATACATCGGAAAGAAACGTTTCCATAAATCTAAAATCTTACCTAAAAATTCGAAACGAGCACGCAGATCCAGACAAACCGTCGACTCTGACTGGCGAACGTATTATGGATCTTCTAGACAACTCTGCGAAGATGTCGAAAAATATGGAGAAGAAAGATATAAAAGAGAAATAATTCGCCTTTGTAAAACAAAAGGTGATATGTCATACTATGAAGCAAAGGAACAATTTGATCGTGAAGTTTTATTTAGTGATGAATATTATAATGAATTTATAGGTTGTAAGATTCATGCAAGACATGTACATAACCCCATGCGTAGGAATTTGCGTGATTGATCCTAAAGAACGGGTGTGTGATGGTTGCAAAAGAACAATACAAGAAATAAGTAATTGGTCAAAATATACATATGAACAAAGAATGATAGTTATGAAAAGGTTAGGCTATGGCCGACGAAGAGAAAGATATAAAGACCCCAGAGTCCTTCCATTTGAATGAAGTGAAAGAAGCATATGAATTATTCTGGTTAGTTAAAGGTCATCTTAGCTCTTCTCATACAACAATCATGGAAAGCGAAAATGGATATTTTAAAAGACTATGGTGTCTTTATCAAGGTGAAGATATGTCTTACAAAATGGAAGGCTTTGAAGAAGCTTGGAAACAAACACAATATTATAAGGATATGAAAAATGATAAATGATGTTGATAGATTACTTGTATTATTAGATGAGGTTAGTGTAATAAAGTCAAGAATACAACCTCAAGCTACAGGTCATTTACATACAGCAGTAAATGTATTAAATGAACGAATTGAAGAAATCACAAAAAAATTGAAAAAAAATGAAAATAACGGTGTACATTCTCAATAAACTGTGGTATAATAATACTAATTTAATTGAGAGGAATATATAATGATTAAAAGAACTTCACAAAATTTTGTCGGTAGATATAAACTTACTGACACATATGATCAGGAAAGAATTGCTGGAATACGAGCAGCAGTTAAAGCTATTAATAATACCCGAAAAAATCAATGGTCAAAACAGCCTGAACTTCGTGTTGAAGTTAAAGGTCGTAAACCTATGGTTAAAGAAAATGGTAGATCATATCATTGGGGTGGAAATATAGTCGGTGGAATAAAGAATGCTTTAGAAGCTGATGTTTATATCTACAATAGGTGATTTATGATTATTATGGACTTTAATGGCATTGCCTTTGGATCAATTATGGCGAATGGTCAAAACGATGAACCGATAATTCGTCATATGGTATTTAATACTATTCGTATGTATAAAACTAAATTTCAAAAAGAATACGGTGATGTTATTATAGCCTGTGATGGTGCTAATAATTGGAGACGTGATGTATATCCACCTTATAAAGCTCATCGTAGAAAGAATCGAGAAAAATCTGATTTTAATTGGGATGAAGCTTTTCGTATTTTAAATGATATAAGAGTAGATATTCGAGAAAATTTTCCATATAAACTTATTCACATTGAGGGGTGTGAAGCAGATGATATTATTGGAACTATTATTGAATATACTCAAGAGTTTGGCAATTATGATCAAGTTATGATCATTTCTGCTGATAAGGATTTTGTTCAGTTACATACTAATGACAATGTACGTCAGTTTTCTCCTCTCACAAAAAAGTATGTGGCTGAGCAAAATCCGCATTTATATGCAAGGATTCATGTGTTTAGAGGTGACGGTGGAGATGGAGTCCCTAACGTGTTATCAAGTGATAATACATTTATAGATGGTTTAAGACAAACACCATTATCTAAGAAAAAAATGGAAATGTTAATTGATGATCCTAAATGTTTAGGCGAAGAAATTTATAGAAATATACAAAGAAATGATAGGTTAATCAATTTAAAGAATACGCCTGAACACCTTAAAAAGCAAATTATAAATAGTTTTGAAACTCAAGATCCTTGGCCTAATAGAGGAAAAGTATTTCCTTATATGGCAAGTAAAAAAATGGGTAGATTACTTGAAAGTATAGAGGAATTTTTATGAAACAATTTGTATGGGAAGTTATTGAAGCTGTTCAAAAGGCTAAGAAAAAAGATGATAAAATTCGCATCTTAAAAGAAAATGAATCATGGGCTTTAAAAGATATTTTAAGAGGTTCTATGGATAGCATGGTTAAATGGAATTTACCAGAAGGTTCAGTTCCATTTACTAGAAATGATGGACATAATGCTCCTGCTAATTTATTGAGAGAAAATGTAAAATTTAAATATTTTATTGCAGGTGGTGAAGGCGAAAAGATGTTAAAGCCTAAGCGTGAAAATATCTTTATTGGAATGCTTGAAGGTATTCATCCACTTGACGCAGATCTTGTTGTTGGTATGATAAATAAGAAAAAGATAAAAGGAATTACAAAGGCTTTAGCCAACGAAGCTTTTCCCAATTTGATAAAGGAGTAAACATGAAAAAGTTTGCATTAATATTATGTGTAGTATCATTATCAGCATGCCAATCAACTTATTTGACAAATGAAGGTCAAAGGTTAATGGGTAATACTGCCGCTGGTTGTATTCTTGGAGAAGTATTCTTTGATAATTGCGCAGCAGGTGCCGCAGTTACTGGAGCAGCAACTGTTATTGATAACCAAAATTAATGGTTTACATTTACACTAACTTATGGTATAATATATTATGAATATTTTTATCCTTGACGAAGATCCTGGTGTAGCAGCTATGATGATGTGTGACAAACATGTTCCAAAAATGATTTTGGAATCAGGTCAAATGTTATCTAGTGCTCATAGAATACTTGACGGTGATATGATTAATACCTCATATGATAGACTATTATATAAAATAGCTCATAAAAACCATCCTTGTACTAAATGGGTTATGGAATCTGCAGGTAATTATAAATGGTTATATGATCATTTTATTACTCTTGGAATGGAATTTGAATATAGGCGTGATAAAATTCATGCTACAATTACAAAGTTAGGTTCTATTCTTAAAGTTCCACCTAATAATATTCCAAAAGGTGGTCTTACAGAATTTGTACAAGCTATGAAACAATTTCCTGATTGCATGGTTGAAGGTGATGCTGTACAAGCTTATCGTAATTACTATCATGCATCTAAGCCATTTGCAGCATGGGAATGGAAACGACAAGCTCCGGCTTGGTGGGAGGGATATAAAGGTGCCGACTTACACAGTTAAAAAAGATGATGATAAATCACATCACACATGGGAAATATTTTGTTCTTATGAAGAATTACAACAAACTTGTCTTGAATATAATTTAAAACAAGTATTATCTGCTCCAAAAATTATAACTGGAACTGGAAGTTTACTTAGTAAAACAGATGATGGTTGGAAAGAAAATTTAAAACGCATTAAGAAAAATGCCGGTAGAAATAGTACGATAAAAGTCTAATGCCTCAAATAGTTGCAAGAATGTCTGTTCCAAATTTTACTATGGAAGTATATAATCATCCATTCGTTCTTCAAAATTATCAATTAGCCGATAAATTAATTGAATATTGTAAATCTCAAAATCTTTTAAATCATGAATGGAAAGATTATAATATTTTCAAATCAGAAGATCCCTCTATAAAAAAAGTAGCTCAACAGATTCATATGGAAGTTTCTCAATTTAATGAAAATGCTTTTAAGAGAAAAGATCTTTGGATTAATGGTTGGTTTAATATATTAGAATGTCATGATTCTATTAAGCCTCATTTTCATTCAGCAGAAAAGTATAGTTATTTTTCTGGTAATATCTGTCTCGGTGATTATAATACTAAAACAATATTTTATCCACCATGGGGAGATAGAACAGGCCATACAATAGAAATGGAAAATAAAAAAGGATATGGAATGTTCTTTCCTTCATGGTTATGGCATGAAGTTCCAACGAGTTTAGAAGATATAAGATATACTCTTGCTTTTGATATTCATACACAAGATGGTATGGATGATTACTGGCAAAACCAACACGATAAAGATCCAGCCCCTATACAAAGAAGTGTGAAATTATATGAGATTTATTCATGAAAAAATTGATTTGGGATATGATGATTTGGACGCAGACACACGGAAGAGTGGCCGCGTATATACTACTCCTAATGGTCGTAAGTATCCTAGCATTACGACAGTTCTTAGCCTCCTAACTGAAGACGCTATTCAAGCTTGGAGAAATAGAGTTGGTGAAGAAGAAGCCAATCGCGTAGGTGGACGTGCAGCTGCGCGCGGGACTTCAGTACATGCTATTATAGAAAGGTATTTAAAAAATGAAGACACAACAGATTATCTCCCACATATTAGACAATCTCTTGAAAACGTCAGGCCAATTCTTGATAAATCTGTCGGGAAAATCTTTCACCTCGAAGCTCCTCTTTATTCTGATCATCTTGGTGTTGCTGGTCGCGTTGATATGGTAGGAGAATTTGATGGAGTTCCATCAATTGTAGATTTTAAAACAAGTAAAAGAGTTAAGACAAAAGATAAAATTCATAATTACTTTTGTCAAATGTCTGCATATGCAATTATGTGGGAAGAAAGAACCGGAATGCCTATTGTTAATACTGTTATTGTCATGGATGTAGATGATAATGAGCCTTTGGTATTTAGAGAACACCGAGATAATTGGATTGGCATGCTTACCGATACTATATATAAGTATAATCAAAGGAAACTATTTCATGGCTAATATAAAAATCACTACACATCCAACTGGTCGTAGTCCAGAAAATAAATATTTTTTCGGTGAAAGAACTCGGTGTCTTGATACAACAAGACCAAAGTATAATAAAATTGGAGAAGAAAAAGATTTTAATGAATTCTTTGATCAATTAACACAATCAGTCATTGCAGATTATCCTCATGTAATTAATTTTGAAACAGTTGGCACAAACTTTACTATTCATACAAATGATCGTAGACATGCTCAATTTGTTAAGAATATGTTCAAAGTTGTAGAAGATACTCAATTAGGTGATTGGACAATATATCATAATACTAAAATTAAAATGGAACCAAAGATTTATGTTCACCTTGATAGAAAAATTTTACTTATAGGTGGTTCAACATTTCTTGGTGAAATTAAAAAAGGTGTATTTGGTATTGTGAGTTTTATATTACCAAAGTTTGATATATTGCCTATGCATTGTGGAGCATTTACTTATAGAGGTACAACTAATCTAATGTTTGGATTAAGTGGTACTGGTAAGACTACTCTTTCTTCTGATCCAGATTATAAACTTATAAGTGATGATGAAGTAGCATGGACACATATGGGAATAAGAATGATAGAAACAGGTTGTTATGCAAAGTCAGAAGGATTAACACCTGAAACTCATAAGACTATATTTGATGCAGTAGAATATGCTCGCAATAGAAAAATAAGAACTCAAGGTAAATTAGAAAATTGTTTAATTGAAGAAAATCCTGATGCTTTAAATGCACGATTAAGTTACCCTATTAGTTGTGTAGAAAATGCTTATCATAAAAGAGCTAATTTTGATCATGCACAAAACATATTCTTTTTAACTATGGATGCTGAAGCTAAATTTCCTGCGATTAGTAGAATAAGCGGAGAAGCTGTAAGAAGATTTTTTGAAACAGGTTATACAAGTCAAATGCCTGGAACAGAAGCAGGATCTAATGAAATTAAAAGAACATTAAGTCCATGCTATGGATCACCATTTATGCCTAGACCTGTAAGTGTTTATAGTGAATTATTAATGAAAAAAATAGATGAACATAAATCAAATGTTTTTCTTGTTAATACTGGAATGAATCCTAATGGTAAAAGATATGACTTACAATTTACTCGAAATAGTATTAAACAAGCGATATTAAATGAATATCCATTAGAAGATTCAAGTAATAAAGTTATGCCTATTCTGAATGATATTATATCTGAAATAGGTGACTATTAATATAGATACTATAAAGAAAGGGCTTTGCCCATAAGGGAGAATAAAAACTGAAAAAAATAGTTTTAATAATACCAATATTATTAATGTCTTGTTCATATTTACCAGAACCTCTAAATGATCCACAAGTATCTTCATTCGGTAAGAAATGCAATGAAGAAGCTTGGAGTTATATTTGGATTTACAAAAGAGGCGAAAACTTAACAGCTTCTGAAGAGAAGTGTAAAATACCTATTAGAAAGTGATTATTGAATACTGCAATCTTGATTCCTGCTCGGTTAGAAAGTAAACGCTTTCCGAGAAAAATGTTAGCTGATGTAGGTGGTATTCCACTTATTACTCATGTATATAATAAATGTTCTAATTTAGGATATGATGTATATGTTGTTACAGATAGTCATGAGATAGCACAAACTGTTCCTCATCATATTATAACTGGGCATGCAAAAAATGGAACAGAACGTTGTGCTCAAGCAATGCAGCAATTAAATTATGACAAATATATTAATGTTCAAGGTGATATGATAGATGTTACTGAGAATATGATTAAAGCTGCTGAGAAAAGATTAAATGAATATTCTGTATCAACCATTTATACTAATATGACTCCTGAAAAACAAAAAGATCCTAACACAGTTAAAATGATTTCAAATGAAGATTATGCTCATTGGTTTTGTCGAGCTGGTTTAGGGTACGGATTTCATCATTTAGGAATATATGGATATAGAAAAAAGTCTCTATCTCGTGGATATAGAAAAAATATAGCTGACAGTTATTTAGAATTTGATATATCTAAAGAAGAAGAAATTGAAAAACTTGAACAACTCCGTTGGATCCAAAATGGAATTAAAATTGGAATTAATTACGTTGATGAATCTTGTATAGAGATTAATACTCCAGAAGATTTAGCCGAATGGAAACTGTTACATTAATGTCACAGTAATACAGTTATTTTAAAAAAAATGCATTTTAATGAAAAAAACGGTGTACATTCACCGTGTTCTGTGTTATATTGTATATAAGATAAACACAAAGAGGAGAATATAATGATCG